CTTACCTACTGAGTCGGTAGAACCGAGGCTAAGTACAAGAGGTGAGGCACTTGTAGAAGTTGTGGTTGTTACTGCAGACGTTAGGTGTGTGGCTCTATCTTGCTGGAATGTATATCCTGCAAGGTTGATTAGAACCTCATCAATCATATTGTTTAGAGTTGTCATTAGGCGTTAATGCTCCTTAGCGCTGCAGGGGCTGCAAGCCCAGTTGTTCCAGCAAGTTCATTGCAGATACCATCAATGTCCTTGAACTTGTCTCTTGTGCGTGCTGCCTGTGCCTTGATGTTAAGAGCACCTACAGTTGCAAGTCCAGTAGTTCCAGCCCAGGCATTAGCAGCGCCCTGTTCATCAAGTCCAGTAGTTCCAGCAAGCCTGTTAAGTTCTGCTGTCAGACTGCTACCTGCTTTGCCTAGTGCCATTGTTTAGCCTTTCTTGTAACGCTTTGGTAAAACTAAGTTAGATTGCTTTTCTACTCCACCAAAGAATGCTTTGTAGTAATGCTCGTCGAATGAGAATCTCTTCATATGTGGGACAGTAGCCCCTGTGTGACAGTAGACTGGAACCTCTGCCTTGTCACATACCGCAAAGAAATAAATATCTTCGCCCATAAATGTATTACCGACTCCTACTTCTGTAAAGAACGGAGCCTCTGGAAGTACCTCACGGATTCGGTCAACCACGCTGCGGTGCATTAGGACAAAGCCCATACCAGCCGCACCAACCTTGATAAGTTTGTTATCAGGTAGTGGGTGAACTCTTTGTATACCAACAACACCATCAGCCTCTGCAAACTCATATACCGTTGGCATAGGAATCATTAGTGGGTCTTCTGGTGTATCTGTTGTGAAGTAAACTCCAGTCATAATCGGACGCTCCTTGGCGTCCTTATTGTCCCAGAGTAACTTAAACTTATCGACACTGATAACTACATCTGAGTCAACCCAGAGTAGCCAGTCTGTCTTCTTTTGCTCATACCAGTAGTTGATTACCTTCTCACGCTGTCTAGCAATCTGATTGCCCTGACTGCGAAGTGAGGTATCAAATGCAATACCAGACTTGAGTATTACATCAACTACTCCCTGCATAAACTTTCCATCTACATTACCATTGTCGCACCAGGCGATTGATACTGTCTCTTGCATTGTCCCCTACTTTCTTACTTGCCTCTATACTTTGCTGTCTTCTTAGCAATTGACTTAGGTTGCTTTACAAACTGCTTACCCTTTGAATTGCCTTCAGCCTTAGCCTTATTAGTTGCAGCCTTCTCTGCTGGGCTTAAAGCAGCCCACGCAGCCTCAGGTAAATATCTCTTCTTACCCTTAGATGGCTTACCATCAGAAGTCTTCCACTTCTGTGCAGTCCACTTCTTAAGTGACTTCTGTGACTTAGCGAGTGCCATTACTTGTAACCTCCGCCAGCCTTCTTATATTGAACCGCAAGCAACTGGGCTTTACGAGCAGACCATTCCCCAGGGTCTCCACCCTTAGAGCCAGCCTTAATCTTCTTAAATAAAGCAGCACGCATCGCAGGCTTAGTGTAGTTGCCAGCGGCATTTACTTTTGACTTAGCCTTCTTCTTTGCTACCATTTTACTTTATCCGCCCAGTATGCTGCACTCATCTTACCCTTAGCAATGTTCGCCTTGTGGCGAGCCTTGAATGACTTCTGACGGGCGGTTGGCTTCTTGTCGCCAGTAACACCCTGTTGACCAAAGCGAATAGTCTTAACCTTTGCACCTTCTTTAGCCACAACAACATGTGATTTGGTTGGGTGGTTAGGCGTACGCTTTGGCTTGTTAAAGCCTGATACTCCTGCTCGCTTTAGTCTTGGGTCATTCATTAGTAGTTGCTCATCCCTGGGTTATTCATGAAAGCCCATTTTTCTTCTGGTGTCATATTAGATGGGCTTGTACGGTCCTTGTATGCTTCTTGTGCTTTCTTAATGCGAGCACGTTCTTGCGCCTTGCGCTGCTCAACAGTAAGAGGAGGTGACTTCTTGACTGGTGGCTTTGGCTTAGGTGTAGGAGTTGCTTTCGCCTTAGAGTTCAAATAGTCCTGAACCGCTTTTCTGCGTTGAGCTTCGGTCCACTTTTCCACTTACTTCTTCTTGCCCATCTTCTTCATAGCAGCCTTCTTGACAACCTTCTTCATTGGCTTGCCTGACTTCTTGGCTTCCATCTTTGCCATTGCCATGCCTTTTGCTGTGTATGGGAATTCTTTCTTTCCGACCTTTGGCATTATACCGCTCCTATTTCCTTGAGTACTTCAGTTGTTTTTTTGTTTATATCTTTTGTCTTCGGCATAGTCTCGGCGTTATACGCTCTGCCTAGTGTCGCTGACGCTTCGTACGCTGCTTCAACGTGGGCACGTGTAGTGCCCGCTGGCTGTATACCTTGTGCTCTTGCATCTCGGTAAGCCTGCAACTCTGATGTCCACTTCTTGTCTGAGATGTCTCTGGTAGCATCACCAGTTCCCAGTTCAAGAGTTCCTATCTTACAACCAAAGCAACCTTCAACATATTCAGGATGCTTTTGGATTCGATGTAGATTCATTTGTCCCCTACTGTGCTGTAAAGTTATCCTCTGTTACTCCGATACCTGCTGCAAGCAGTTCAGCTTTAACAGTGTCATCTACTGTGTGGTTGTACCCACCACGGTAGACTGCGTCATAGTCAAGAAGGTCTTCATCTACTGCGTAGCGTAGCGTCGAGTATGTACCACCAGACTTAACTACAGTAATACCACGCTTTAACTTGTAGAAGTAGAACAAGCGGGCACCGCCTGCTGGGCCTTCATCCACCGTTGGTGGTCTGAATGTATAGTTTGCCATTGTTCTCCCTAATGAACTTACTGATGAGGCTAGGTTTCCCTAGCCCCACCCGTCAATCAATTAAGCGATTGATGAACCTGATTCGATTCGGTATAGTGCTTCTTCGCGGTAGCGAGCAAAGCCTAGTACGCCGTACCAACCCATTGGGCGGTGACGCATGAGCTTGTCAACTACTGGTCCGATGACTACATGTGGCTCTTCTGCCACTGCTTCTGCAAGTGCTTGCTGTCCGCAGATGATTGTGCGGTAGTTGCGTGCAGATGATGCTCCGTCTGTTGCGTTGTAGAGACGTGAGGATTCTACGAAGTATGCACCTTCGTATGTTCCAATTTCTCCTGCCCAGATGCGGTCCTGTGATGAACCGTACTGGTTTGGAAGAAGCCATCCTGCTGAACCTGTCTCAGCGCGGAGGTCGTGTGATACTTCTGGGTGGATACCAGCCCAGTAGAGTGAACCCTTGCGACCTGTTGCCTTGTTAGCACGAAGCTTAGCAACTGCCTTGCGAACGTTTGCTGATGCAAGTGTCGCTGCTGCAGTAATTGTTGCTGTTGAAGTTGCTGTTGCACCTGCGTAGATGACGTTTGAGCCACCACGAAGTGTTGTCATTGCTACTGAGTCGATTGAGTCAGCGAGGTTGAATGCAATGATGTTAGCAATTGCTGGGTCAACATCAGCAAGTGAGAAGAGTTCAAGCGCACGTGTTACCAATACTGAGTTACCGTACTCGTTAAGAGTAATTGTAACTGAGGTTGGTGTTGATAGCGCTACTGCATCTGGGTCAGTATCTTCTGTGAGTGCTGTTGTTGCAGCTGAAAGGTCAACGTACTTCTGGAGTACTACTGTTGAACCTGGGATTGACTGTTGTGCTGGACGCTTGTCAGCGACTGAGCGAATGAGTGGCTCTGAGCGGAGTGCGAACTCCAAGAGACGGTCATAAGCCTTCTGGACAAGACCAGCAGCACCAGCGGTACCACCAAGTGTGGCGGAACCTGTTGATGTAAATGCGTTTGCCATTTAGGTTATATTCCTTTAGTTAGAAACTATGATTATTTTTGTGAGTAGATAAGATTAATGACATCCTCTGCTGATTGTGCTTGGTCGAGGCGTAAGTTCATATCTTCTGCTCTGTCAGGTGTTATTGCACCCTGCGTGAGAATGTCTTGCTGACGTAATGCAGCACGGTCAACCTCACTTACTACAGGTGCTTCCTGGCTAACTTGGATTCCGAACAAGTCCGCGTTATCATCGAGCCAGCCATTGACTGTCTCTTCGTTAACATCGTCTAGGTCCTTAAGAATCAAGCGAGTTGCCTTTGGATTGACACCTTTCTTTTCTAAGACTTCTTTGACAGTTCGCTCACGCTGCACCTTGGATAGACTCTCAAGTTGCTCAGTAAGTTCCTTGATACGCTTCTCATCAGCACGCTTTGCCTTCCGCAACTGCTTTAGCAGATTGCTTCCGTCACCGTCCTGTGTTGGTGTATCGAGGTCATCGTCTTCGTCGTCCCAGTAATTGTTGCTCATAGCAACCACCCTTCTCTCTTTGTTTGTAGTTCGCAGGCCACAACACATACTCGGGGAAGTATGCTGGCTCCTACTCTCGGTCTTTTACGCTGTACGGGGCCGATAGGTCCGTCCAGGAATTTAGATTTGTCCTGCTGTTCTTCCAGTTGAAAGTCCACCACGTGCTATACCAGCAGAACCACTAAAGGTTGCTGCTTCTGTAGCTGCCAGCTTCTGACGCTTACGCTGTGCAGATGCCAACTGGTTGAAGACTTCTTGCTCTGCTTCATCTTGGCCATAACTCTCAAGAGTTGCGCCATAGATTTCGCTGAGCTTGGAAGCAGTAGGTAGGATATCCGCAATTGTTGCGTAACCCTTCTGTGCTTCAGCTTGTGATACACCTTGTGCAGCAAGCTGTTCAGATACTGCGACATCGGAACGTAGTCCCTGCTTAGCTGCAGCCACACCAATTTCGGCTGCTGCAACCTGACGTTGAATCTTCTGGAACTGCTGGTTAGGGTCAAGTACATATGCGACTAGGTCGTTCTGTCCAATGCCGTAGTAGTCGGTAAGTTGTGATAGAATTGCTGGGTCAGCATTCTGTACACGCTGCACCGCTGTGACGACGCGGTTAGAAAGTTCGGTTGCAGATACATCGTTAGAAATAAACTGCTTGACATACTCGTCAGTATCGAATCGTGTTAGTCCATATGAGCGCAACACCTGACGGTATGAATCCTCAAGGTTAAGGTAATCTCCTGGGCTTAGGACTGAAAGGTTCTTCTTGATGCGGTCAGCGTTAGCTGAGAATCGCTTCTGATATTCTGGAGTCTCCTGTAGTGCAAGAGTAATTGTTGCCTCAGTTGCGCCGTCAATAGCCAGGTCTCTAATTTTGTTAGCAAGGGAGCCAAGTCCATACTGGTTGAATCGAGCAGTGACTGCAGCAATTGCAGACTGACGATTTGCTTCTCTTGCACGTGCAGCTTCTGCTGCAGCCTGCTGCTGTTGAGCTGCAAGCATCTGCATGAACGCATCGCTTTGAGTGTTCGTCTGCATCTGAGATTTTCTAAGTCTGTCTTCAGCTTCTCTACGTGCAGCCTCCGCTGCAGCTAAAGCTGCTGCTGAGTTAGCTCTTTCAACAGCAAGGTTTGCTTCAGCCAATTGAGCTGCTGCTTGTTGTGCTCTTGCTACATCTTGCGGGTCCGCGAATGGTGCGCTTGCTGCAGCTCTTGCTGCAATTTCTTCTGTAGTGTACTTCTTGGGAGCTGGAGTAGAAACGGCTGGCCCTATGTTAAGTATTGCTTTTTCTGCTGCTGTAAGGGTTTGCCCTGAGGTAAGCTTTCTTAGCGCCTCTCTTGAATCAGCCATTATGCTAGACCCCAATCTTTAAGAACTTTGAGTGACAGGGTGTCCATTGTGTCACGTGCATTGTTAGTGTACTCCCACTCAACTGTGTTGCGTAGTTCCTTTTCGAACTGCCAGATTGGCTTAACGAAAGGCTTACCATCTGGCCCTACAGACTGAAGTGCTTTGCGTAGATGTGGGTTAGTCCAGGTTACTGAATCTGGGTCAACCTCTAGGATGTTTGCAATAGAACTCTTGTATGCTGATGCTAAAGAGTCAAGGCTTACACCCTTTGAAATTTGTTCAGAGTATACTGGGTATGCACTTGCTGCGTCTACACGCACCTGGTTCTTCAGGTCATCAATTGTCATCATACCAGTAAATACATCGCGTGTCCACTTGTCGTACTGTGCTGGGCTGTATGACATACCAAATGAGTTGGCGTATGACTTAAGTGAGTCAGCAGTTTGTAGTGCGTCTCCACCTAGCTGCTTGCCTGCTGGCACCTTTGCGAGCGCCTTGGTGTCAACGATATTGTCTGACCATCCAGCAAGGTATGCTTCTTCTAGGAAGGCATCATCTATTTCACGAATACCTTCTTGGGACAAGCGCTTGCGCTGCTTAATCTTATAGTCTTCAAGCTTCTGAGCATAGATGCCAGGCTTCGCTGTCTTCTCAAGGGTACGAGAACTTGTTGCCTCTGATACGTTCTTGTAGTAGTCAGTCTTATAGTATTCGATTTCTGCCTGAGCATAATCCTTGGCTTGCCACAAATCATAGATGCGCTGTAGCTCAGGGTATGCCTCAATAAGTGCAGCAGTTAGACCAAACTTGTTTTCAATTGGTTGCTCTTCGTAACCTGCTGGCGCTCCGCCAATCGTAACTGTAGGTCTTAGCGCCATATTACTTACCTAGCTTTCCAATAAAGTCAGCAAACTCAATGCTTTCTGCCTGTGCTAAATCTTCCTGAACTTCAGGTGCACCAGTTTCAATCTTCTGCTTAACCATGGCCTCAGCACCAGCTTGTGTGAATCCTGGTGTGTATACTGCTTTAGCTTCACCCTTAGGTGTAACAGTAGAACCCTTGTTAATGACAGCCTCTAATTCGCTGCGGCGAGCCGCAAACTCTTCAGCATTAGGGTCACGCCTTAGTGTTGACTGATATACACCACGGATAAGAGTATCGATAACTAATGGGTCCTGTAGTTGTACAGTAGTCTTTGGACCCTTGTATCCATCACCGTCAAGTCCTGGAATGTAGTCAGCTTGTAGCTGCTGGTACAATTCACCAAAGGAACTTGCCTTTGATGTCATATCTCCATACTCAACTGTCAACGCAATCTTTGCTTCCTGCACTCCCTGTACTGGGCGTCCAAGCTTCTTAAGCATTGCAGCGATAGCTGACCATTGGTCACGGCTAAATGATGACAATAAGTCTACATCAGCCATGCCTCCAGCAAGTGGGTCTACAGTAATGCCGCGCTTTTTTAATTCAGCATTGATGCTATCCATAAATGGTTTTGACTGCATGGGGCTTTGTGTGGCCTGTGGGCTAGGTACAGCGCTAGGTAATCCCTGCTCTGAACCAGCTCCAATTCTATTTACCATTATTCTTGCCCTTCGTATACAAAGTCAAACTTGTCATTCTTGAAGTATCTGTCATGGAACTTAGCGAACTCAGTATTCTGGGCACGCATAGCTGCCACGGTTGATGCAACTTCATCACGCAACCAGCTAACCTTCTTGGCATCGATAGTTGTATTCATAGCCTCTAGGCGCTTTGAAACATCATATCGGTACTGCATGTAGTTAAGGATAAGTTCCCACTTAGGTTGCTTTGAAAGATTGTTCCATAGTTTATCGTCCTCGATAGCTACGGTCAATGCAATTACTGTGTCAGCCTGGCGGCTTCCAGCACCACCTTGAGCCTGCTTATCGTATTCGGTGAACCAGATAGGGTTATCCTTTTTCTGCGCTTCAACGAAGCCATCCACATACTTATTTACAATTGCCTGCCCATACTTACCTGTAGGGTCAATTGGGGTTGCTGCATTCTTTAGTTGCTCTTCAACGATTGATTGCAACTTAAAGAAGTCATTCCATCCCTTGCTGACTAAAGCGGAGCGGCCCTGCTGGAATGCATCCGCAGAATCCCTGAACCTCTTTGTTGTTCCAGGTATCTTTGTTCTGCTTAGATAAGCCTGAGCAGAAGAAGAGAACGCATAGTCTTCATCATTAAAGATTGAGCCAAGGGTAGTCAAGTCACCCTTCTCGCCGATAGCTGAAACAATGTTTCGTATAGAATCTTTGTTACGCTTAATTAGGCTTACTGCTGTTTTGTCGGGGCGAATACCAGACACTGGGTCAGTAAGTCTCTCGGCAAGCATAAAGTATTCTGGGTACTTCTCCACGAACATCTCTGTTGCTTCAGCACCATAAGCATCCTGCATCTTGTTGAGGATGTCTACATATCCACTAACAGCAGTAACCAATCGGCCCTGTACTGGTAGTGTGGATGCACTTAAGAAGCGCAGGATTGATGTGTAGAAAGACTTCTTCTCAGCCTGTACTGCAATCTCTGAGTACTCTTGAGCGTTTGGCTTGCGGCCATTGTTGTCCTTGATAAACTGCACCATCTCAGTATCGATAAACATCTTAACATCTTTGTTGAACTGCTCACCATCCTGAGATAATTTAGCAGAGAAGACCTGAGACAAACGGCGAGCCGTGTTTGGAGTCAATGCATTCAAAGAGTTCTGCTGCACACCAAATGGTAGAACCACGTCGATGAACCTATTCTCAATGTTCGTACGACGAGCAAACTCATTTACGCTTGCTGCTGCAAATGGGTGGAACGAGATAATGTCGCCACCAGTTGGGTTATCTGGGTTGAACCAAGATGTAGGAATACGAGACTTTAGGCCGAAGTATGGTAGGTCAACTTCAAAGTACTGTGTACCATTTGAGTCTTCCTGTACATCTGAAATCATTTCTGGCAATGAAGCAAACTTGAGCTTCTTAACCAAGAAGTCAGGGTGTTCCATTGTGATTCGGCCGTATGCTCTGAACTGTTCTACTACCGCAGGGAAGAACGCCAGTAGATAGTTTGTCCATCCAGCATAGTTCATGTTGCGGTGGAAGGAGTTAAGCTTCTCACGGTATTCGCGTAGAGCAAACTCACGGGCACGCTGTTCAAAGCGAGCCTTGTCCTTTGCTGTTAGCACACGGTTCTGGGAGTTGGCAACCCATATCTGGGACTGCAATTCCTGCTCGTACTTAACTCTAAAGTATGGGTTAAATGCCAACTTAGATGTAGGCATAGTCGACAACCATGCAACCGCATCCTTAGTTAATTGACGACCCTGAGTATAGAAGTTACTTGTTCCAATCATGTCATCAACCATGTCGCCAAATACTGGTGGACGCTGGTTAACATCTGGATACAGCTTCTTAAGTTCTAGGATAGATAGCTTGTCCTCAATAATCAGCTTCTTGAGCTGAGGTGTAGGAGCATACATATCTACAAGAGTCTTGACTCTTTCGTAGATTTCGATAGCATCGCTACGCTTAGCAGCGAATCGGTCCATATAACTAAAACCCTCGTTACTTTTTAAGAAGCCTACAATAGTTGCATCGCTTCTTCCTTGAAGTACCATACGAGCTACTGGGTCAAAACGAATCTTGTCGTTAAGGATTTGCTCCCAAGCAAGGAGGTGGGTTGCCTCATCTGCTGGTAGAACCGCACGTGAACCAGTACGACTACGGCGTGCATTCTCAATAGCAAGTTCCTTGACGGATGCCATCGCTCGGCGAAGGTCATCCTTCTGTGTAATCTTGGACATAAATAACTGGCCAAAGCGTCCCGCACCTGCAGCCTCGAATACTTCTCCGTCAATCTCAACTGTTTGCCTGCGAATTCTATTTGGCTTAATACCTTGAATCGCTGCATTCTCTCTAGCGCGGAGCATTTTTATGTTAGACTGAATGGTTTGATAGTGCTGAATATCGACAAGAAGGCTTGATTTAATCTTCTTTGGTGGATTAGCTGGGTCATAACCAGCAGCCTTGAGCTGCTTCCCCAAACTATTAAGAACCACCTGACGTGAATCAATTTCTTCACGCAAGAAAGCAATATTCTTATTCTTATCTAGCTTACCACCAAGCCAGCGATTTGCACGTGTGACCGTGTTGCTTGTATTCAGGATAGCGTCGATAGCGTCCTCGCCAAGCTTGGACCATACATCAAATAGTACGGCATCTCCCCAGGCACGGATGTGCGAATCTTTGATAACGTTAGCTGGGTATCCAGTACGAAGCAATGTTCCTGTACGCCATAGACCATTAAGTTCATCAGCAATCAAACGTGCTGCATCCTTAGTCTGCATACCGATAGTTGCTGCCTTGCCGTTGCGCTTAGCGAATTCAGCTAGCGCCTTATCGGCCACTGTCCAGTCTGGAAGCATGCTACCATTTGCAAGTTGAGTGATTAGTTGTGGGTCGCTAATCAAAGTCATAGGGTCCTGAGGGTCATTCATATAACCCTCTTTGAAGTTGTTAGCCCGACGGGCTTCAACCTGGATTAAACGGTGATTGGCAATGTATGATTCAATTGCTTCGTCAACAATCATAGGTGCAATCTTATGCTTGTTAGCTAAAAGCTTGAACCCAGTTGCAACATATTCTTCAATAACAAGGTTCTTTTCAGACTCTGTTCGAGCTGTAGTCCACTTGTCAAATACTCTTACATTGTTGTCGGCAACAGATGCTCCGACCTTCTCTGCTTCACGTAGGCTAGCAGCAATACGTGTGTTGGCAATTACTGGTTCATTATAGTTAACTACACCATTAGGAGCATCATTAGTAATTCTATCTACGCCACGGATAACTGGAGATAATGGGTTCTTTTGATAAGCCCACTGGTATGCTCTACCAATTCCAGTTTCAGGAATAAAGTCTGATGTACCAGCAACAGAGCGAGCTGCAGTTTCCTTAGCAAAGTCATTGCGAATCTTCTCAATATAGGCCCAGCGAGATACGGTCCTATTTTTCATAGCACCGTCTAGCTGTAAAGCATCATCAAGCCACTGTGTTTCTTTACGCAGCGCTTGGGCTTCTGCCTTGACCATATCTAAGTTATCAGTAAATCTTTTTGACAAAGGAATTAAATTACCCTTGTATTCAAAGTTAATGATGCCACCCTTGCTAACGGACTGGATAGCATCTTCATATCTAGCAAACTCGGCAAATGTTGAGGCGTGCTTCTTAGCTAATTCCTCGATAGCTGGAAGGTATCCTTGACCAACTAAAGCTAAATTGCCAATCTCCTCAAAGCTTTTACCAGCAAATAGGTGTGCAGATACCTGACCTATTTCGCTATCAAAGTCTTTACGGGCAGCAATTTCATATCCCTTGCTGTTCTGAAAGAATTCGAATACTGGCTTGTATGGTGTATCTTCGCCAGCCATGGTACGTTTAATTAAATCTACATTTTGCTCAAGACGCTTAGCTACACGCTGTGCTTCACCAGGACCAAATATCTTGCGCTGAAAACCAGTCATTGGTTCTACAAGCGGACGTACTGTAGCGCTACGAACAGCAGCTCCTGTAAGTTTAGCAGCAGCAACGTCAGCACCAAATGCTAGTTCTGCGCCGAAGTTAAGAAACCCAGATGTCACAGCACCGATACCCTTAGTGGTATCTCCCATTGTCTTAAAGCCTGGAATCTGCGCAATAACGTTGCGAGTTACATCGCGGCCCAAGTTATATCTAACCTGACCAGCTTCACTTTCAGAAAACTTTGCAGATGTATTAAGAGTCTTGCTTAGCTGTGCACCAAACTCTGTTTCAGCTACATCGCGTTGAGCCTTACCAGCTAGGGCTACACCGAGTGATGCACCAGCGATTGCTCCTGCTGGCCCAAGTGCTGAACCTAAGACACCACCAATAGCTCCACCCGCAAGCATAGTAAGACCAGTTAGCAGCCCCATGCCAGTGTTCTTTTCGCTTACGTCACGGACGAATGCATAGTTAGAACGGAAGTTTTTTGCACCAGCTTGGAGTAATGTTGTTGCTCCACCATTGGTTGCTTTGTCAATGCCAATAATTCCAAGGCCTGCACCTGCGCCTACGACTGCTCCAACTGGTCCACCGACTAGGAGGCCAAGGGTTCCAGATGTAAGTACTGGGTTAAAGGTTGCCACATTCACCGCAGTTTTGCGTACAGTTTCTACAGAATCATTCCAATGTCCTGGATTTTCTGGTAGTTTATTGGCAAGTTCTAGTGTGGTTCCGAAGCCGACACGGCCACCAGTGACATCAGGTGGTAATGCTTTTGCGCCTCCGAGACCAAACTGAATCCCAGCCATTTTATCAAAGACATTTGGTGCCATCAGATAAGAGTCCTCAAGTAATTCATATACTCTTTAGTGGACTGTGGTGTATCAGGTTGGTTGGCCCATACTTCCATCAGTGGGAAAAAGCTGCGTAGTTGCTCCATATCAGGTGCAATTTCTTGCTGTGCAGGAGTGCCAAGCATCATGCGTGTTTCTGGTGTAGAACCAAAACGTACATCTTGGTCTGGCAGTTCAGTCTCCGCTGTTAGTGGAGTTACTGCTGGTAGTGAAGGAACTGGCGTGCTTGGTGTTGCAGACGCAACGGTACGCAAAGCCTTATTACCTTCAACGCGTGATTTGTTGATAGCCTTGTTTTGACCGTAGGCAAAGTTCTTATAGTCGCCAGACTGTCCATCTCCACCAGTCAAAGAAACATTTGCTGGGTTATTCTGTGGGGCGTCTGGTCGCATTCCCCCTCTATTTTCAGCCATGTTTCCTCCTATTTAGAATGCTTAAATTGTGTTTTAGATATGTAAGGACCTGATGTAAATGCTGATACTTGAGATGCAATATCCATCGCTTCGTATGCATCCGCTCCTGCGTATAGTGCACCTATTGCAAAATAGGCTCCGCTGCCTGCTGCATATACGCCAGATTCATTCTGACTTACGCTAAGCTCATCATCAATATCAAAGATTTCGCCACATACTGCAATCAGAAACTGGAATCTCTGCTCAGTTCTAGGCTCATCAAAGTTGAATCCGTTAGCAGATAAAGTTCTGCGCAATGACGGCATTGCTTTAGAAATCATAAAGTGGTACAAATCGGACTTATCCGACTTAGTGGGAGTTGGTGGGTCCCAGATATGCTGTGCTACATCGCAAGGTAATACTTCACCAGAGCCTGCGATTAAATAACCGTTGCGCTCTGAAATCTTTTTTGTATTAGGATGCTTGTAAATATAACCAGAATCATCAGTAGTTTGGCTGTCAGCAACTAAGATGCAATCTTTATCGTATTGAATGCCGATAATTGTTGTCATTGTCCCCCGCCTTCGTTATCTACGTCGAATAGTTCTTACGCTTGCGGAAGGTGTTCCGCTGCTTGATAGTCCTGATAGTAAGCTCATAATATCCTGTGGTGCTTCAGGTGCTCCGCCCATAGGAGAAGCGCCTCCTGCTGGAACGCCTTCAGGAGCAGGGGACGGTTGCTCAACTGATTCTGGTGCCCCAGCAGGAGGAACTGGTTGCTGCTGTGGCGCGAAGATGTCACCAACGACTTCTTCAATTGCCTGTCCCTTTTGGCGTGCCTTAATTACAGCGGCAATCTGACGCACTACTTCAGAAGCGTCCTGGCCTTGCATAGCCATCTGTGGTATCGCTTGAGAGAGTGCAGTAATGGAACCAAGAAGAGATTCTCTCATCTTCTCGATTTCAATCTTTTCTAGTTCTTGTGTTACGTTGACGGTGAATGGAAGTTCACGCATCGCCATATCTTTAGATATGAGCCCGCCGCCTAGGGCTTGCAACATAAAGATAAGTCCCTGTGCTGGGTTCAAACCAGCTAGCATTCCATAACGAACGTCAGCAGAGTAGTCTTGCTTGATATCCTTTGATGGTTTGTATGTGATTTCGTAAGGAGAGCCAGCGTCTACACCACGAATTGTCTTCTCTTCTGGGTAGATAAGCTCATCAACTTCAAAACATAGGCTGATTACATCACGAAGTGCAGCAGCAAAGATAGCCTGAGCTGACTTAACCTGTGTATCAAAGGCTCCCATAAGAGCCTGTACGCCTTGTCCTGTAACAATAGACGCGTTGACGTTACCAGTACGTCCCTCAGGGTAACGAGTGCCAACGCGAAGTTCCTGGTTAAGAAGTGTTTGCTCAGTGAATGCACCTTGTGGGATTGTAAGTTCTACGCGGCGTACGCCTGCTGGGTTGGATGTACGGATAACCGCATCCCCACCAAGCTGTAGTTCCTGTACATCCTGTGGTAGTACAATAGGTGACTGAACAGACTTCTCTGCAGCTTCCATAGCAAGCAACGCGAAGCGGTTGCGCAGAAGCTGGATACCTAGTACATCATCAAACTGTCCACGTAGTTCACCATCGATAGATGGCTTACGTGCAACAACAATCATCATCTTTCCTAGTGGATTCTTTGCTTGTGAAAGAACTAGGTTATCCTTTGATGGGATGTAGATAACTGACTGGTCTTTATCGTAGTAGCGAATCAATTCAACTTGAGCAGTTAGGTCCTGCTTGTAACCCATAGGTCCAAGTAGAGCTCTATCATACTCTGGGAACATTGAAACAAGTTCCCCTAGTGTCATTGTGTATCGCTTAGCGAAAGCTACGCAACGTCCATAGCGGTCAAATTCTGGGTAAGCACCAATTGGGTTTTCTATGCGGATACGTGGTAGTTTCGATTCCTCGTCCAATTCAATTAAGAATGGGAGGAAACCATATGTGATATACCAGTCAGCACCTGAGTACATCTGCACTGACAAATCTGAGTGCTGGAAGTAATTAGCCGCAATACGTGTGCGCTTATCAGCAAACTGACGCGCTCTATCTGAAGTCTGGTTGGCTGCTGAGCAGTTTACTGCTGGTAGTGGAGCCATAACTTCCGACAAGTCGCGGGCGACAATATCGACAAAGTTTGCTACTACGTTAGTATCTACACCATCTGGAAAGAAGTCTGGGTAAACTTCTGAAATCTTTCCTTTACGGACAGCAAGGACGTCAAGGTTACGCTGGTCGCGGTCATGATGGCGATAGCGCAGCGATTGCACACGGGCAGCAACCTGCTCCATTGATAATGTCATTGTAGTCCTAACGATTTATTATTTAGAATTAATTTTAATTGTTTTTGAAGGTTTTCCAGTTTGATGTGAAGCAATTGCTGCTTCTGCCTGAGCCATACGGCCACTTTTTCTTTGCTGAAGTTCCCAAGATTTTAAGCTATTTGTAATTTTATTTATTGCTGGATTCTTTTTTGCTGGAACAACTTTTACAGATGAAGGTGGAAATGACTGACTGTAAACTGGGTTAACATTTTTTCCGCCTCCGCCAGTGATACCACCAGCACCTCTTGAGCCTCCGCCTACACCCATTTCGCCACGACTTGAAATTGCCATAATGTATCCTAACTATAAGTTTGTGACCATTGCTCTGCAAAGGCCTCATCTAAATTGATTGAACCGCGGTTATACATCTGTGCTCTTGTGGCCCAACGGTTTGTTTGGTACTGTCCCACTCTTGATGTATTCTGCATCAACTCACGAACGCGGATGATTGCAAACCATAAAGCCATCACAGTATCTGTGGGGTTCTTGGTGTCTGGCTTCCAGGTAATCAGTTGCTGTACTAGCGTCTTGATACCTTCTGAGCCTTCGTTGCTTGGAATCTCTATGATGTTATTGTCCTGGAAACGCCCATCGCGGGTGTTACCGAAGAGCATAGCCATAGAAGCTACACCAAAAGAAGTGTCCCACTTATTCTTACCAGTAAAGTGTGAGTTTAACTGGCAGCCATATGAGGCTAGAAAGCTTCTTAGGTTCTCATCCAGGGCGTAAGCCTTCTGGTGAGCATTGATTTCAATACGTAGTTCCTGAGGACGGTACTTGTCCACCCAGTCCTCAATCAGATTTTGAATCTTATCTGGTGAAGGCTCTGTCATATTGACACAATCAAGAATATAAATCTTACCGTCAGCCTTGTTGTATGTAACTACAACCGCACCTGTTGCTCCCTGCATTGCTGGGTCTAGGCCCATTACAGTGTAGCTACCCTCAACATGTCTAGGATGTCCTGGGGTACCTGGCTTTAGGACGCCCCTCTTACGCATTCCATTGATGCTTCCTGCGACGCAGGTTGGGGAGAAGATTGAATCTTCGGTGACATCTTCCTGCTGATAAACCATCGCCCATACTGCGGGAGAGACCTGAGAGCGACGCTTAAATAGCGAGGGTCCATCCCACTTGGGGAAGTTCCCATTTGGTAGTGGGTCATCTTTCGCATTTTCCTGTTGGTCCGATTCAGGCCAGAGTGTTTTCCACTTCTCTGGGTTCTCGTCAAATTCTAGTACGGCTGGCATAGCGCAGTATGTGAAAGGCGCTACACCACCGCTCCATTGTCCTGGGTCACGGAGCATCTTATAGAGGTCCACGGGCGCGACACGGGTTCCTACAATAATTAGTTTTCCGTGCCGCCCCAGGCGTGTGATGACTTCCTTCTGGAGCCATTCAAGTTGTTTTTCCCACTCATGGGCATTTGCTCCCATTACGGCGTCATCAACGATAATCAGGTCAGCGCGAGCACCGTAAATCTGAGAGCCCATACCAAGGGCCTGAACGGTAGGGTCTTTCTCGCCTGAGTCACGTCCCGTACCTAGGTAAATCATATCAGCAGACCATTGTGTTGCATCGGCCTTGTATCCGCCGTTAGGACCGAAGGCCGTCTGCAACTTAATATATGCTGGATGTGAAAGTCTTGTCTTAATCGCCCCAAGGAACTTGCGGGCCATACCTTGCGTCTTGGAGACGATGATGACTCGCATGTTGGGGTTAGTCACGATTTTGTAGGTGACATAGTTTGTGGTGATGGTAGTCGACTTGGCGTGCTCGGGTGGCACGTTAATCAGTACTCTGTCAGGCTCGCCTGGCTCGTAGGTCATACCCGCTGGTTGCCAGCGTGGGGGTAAACCCTCCATCATATCCAGCCAGTTGAGCTGGTGGGGGAAGAGCTTGCTATCTAGGAACTGCTCGCAGAAGTCGACGAAGGAGATATCCTTTAAGTCGGCTAAGTCGGACTTGACGCCCTTACCCTCTAGGCGGGCCTTGTCGGCTCGCTCCTTGAAGTCGGCATCTGTGGCGCACCATTGACGGAAAGTCACGTCGTTGCGGCCTACAGTACCCATAGCGGCTATCACAGTCGCGCCCTGGGCTAGCGCCATCAGGACTCGCTCCTGGGCCTCAGCCTTCGGTACATCCTGTTTTCCTGGCTTGCGTCCCATTGGTTAAATCTCCTCAGATATCGCTGTTATAACGGTACCTTGTTAGCGATATAACTCTCCCATATATATTATATTATATATTATATAGGAGTCGCGGAGTCTTAAACGGAGCGACTCCGTATATGTAATACTTTACATATAAGATAACTTGTTCAAAGTGCTAAAACGAACACATTCTGACAAAGTATTTATAAAAGCCCTGGTCAGGGCTATATATTGGGCCCTGAATATAATATAACAGAAAATTATTTCCGTATACTATATACGCTCCTTCGAGCCAAATTAAAGGATACTGGGTCAAAATGTCGACAAATCGACATATATACATATAGATATTTCAGGGATAAGGTTGAATTGTCGATAAATAGATTTATCTACATGTCGACTATCCACCCCATGCACTAAATGTCCGATTTGGGGGGCTTAATATAAATTATATATAAATGTCGGAATAGTATAGGCTTGTCCGTTATGCGTACTATGTGTGACTTGCGTCACTTATACCATGATGCCCGTTATGTCCGAATTGTGGGGGTTCTGTATGCGTAGATACTCACAGAGACACCACAGGGTTCTCACAGGGTTTTCACAAGATAGGCGTGTATCATGCTCACCATCAAGAAAAAAACTCTTGATGACAAGAAAATAGAGAGTGAGAATCTCACAAGGTTTTCACAGATTAGATACAGGGGTTTCACAAGAATCCATGATTTAATTCTCTCTAGTTGGTTAGGAATAACCGACAACGACCCGATAGCGTTGGTACTACGGGATACAATTCAATAGGGTTAGATAGGGCTCGACTAGTTACTAGTAAAAGCGGGTCGCCCGTGGTAACACGACCCCTATCTAATCCTAGAATTGACATAGTGGTGTCTAGTATGCTAGACTTAGGGCTCACGACCCTACACCACACTAGCGCGGGGAGATACCCTGCGTGAAAGGATACGACATGAGCAACCCTTACGGGGGCTCGGGTAGTATCGTGATGACACCTACACGCCCGTTGGTGACTAGCCGTAGGCTTGGCTCTAATGGGTGGCGACTACATGACACGCCTAGCGGTCGCGCCTTCAAGCGCACCCGTAACGGCAAGGTGACAAGTAATCGCGCTAAGGTGGAGCGCGTACTCCCGACCCTAGATGACGACACCGCACTAGCACTAGTGGCGAAACTGGCAACCGCCGACACCGCGCCTACCCTTAATCTTAATATCCACGACAAGTAGGATACGCCACGCCTAGCGATAGGCTACATGGGTTCACGACCTAGCGTGGCACGATTTGACAAGGTGTCAAGTCTATGCTATACTATGGCATAACGCACGAAAGGTAAGGCTATGGATAAGCCTAAGTTCTACACCTGCCCTAATTGTGGCAGACTATTACTAGGCATATATCCACCATGCCCTTGCCTACCAACGAAAGGTGATGAAGTA